CAGAGTAGTCTACCCACCAAAGTTTGCCGTGATATGTCCACTTCTTGGTTGACTCTCCATCGAATGGTCTTGTTCCATCTTTGCCTATTGTTGAGAACTGTATACCATTCTCCCAAGCAGGAGTCGCTTCAAAGACAAGTCTCTGACCGTTCTCTTCACCGTAGTAGATACCGCAATGCCAATCACCGTTTTCGTTTTCCCAATAAAGGAACTCGCAATCCTCGATGTGAGACATATCCGTGCTGACATCTTTGCAATGGTCAAGTATTTCTTTCCCTGTCCAATCGCCCATAACAGAATCGGGACTATAGTAGTATCTGCCTGTGGTGTAGTTATCGGCACACGCACCGTCTGACCAACAAATGCCTTTGATAACGCAAACGCAATCCGCATAAAGGAATGTGCCGTCATAATAGCAACAGTTGTAAGGTGGTTTGTCTGCGTAAAGAGAGTTAGGTCTGTCGACCATTTTCTTCATTACTTTCTTGAGTTCTTTCTTCGTCATTTTTGACTCCTTATGTAAATCAGATACAGTAGCATAACTACTGCAATTAATACCATCATTTGAGGACTCATCTCTGCATCTCACTTATCGGCAACTTTGATATTCTTGATTTTAATTCGTCTACATATCCGTTGCCTTCCTTATCCTTGTACAACTTGTACATATCGTTATACAGTTCAAGTTCCTTGAAAGTCACAGAACCTCTTGTGATGATGCTCTCGCCCATAACATATAGTTGTGATGCCATTAGCATCAGTATCATTTCATCGCTTCCCTTCTTCGCTTTCTGACGAGCGTTGATGAGGTTGATGATGCCTGTTACTAAAGCACTAAATGCTCCGCTTCCAAGTATCGCAATGATTATGTTCTCCACGGTCTACCCCCTTTCTAAAACATATATGTAAATGTAACGACTACATTTCCACTATCGAGGTAGACTGATCCTAACGCTCTTACTGTCAGCACTCCGTCTGCTCTTAAGGAACACCCTATTGCGGTTTGTGAGAAGTAAGATGCATTCATAACATTGTTGATCGGGAGATAGTCAGAGATACTTCCTTCGAAGATGTTACCGCTATGCGTTGCTCCGTCTGCTCTTAAGTACAGAGTTAAAAACGCTACTCTGCCGTATATATACAGAGATTGCGTGTTGATAGTTAGTCCGCTTGTTCTTGTGACAAGGGATTGAGTAGCAAGAGTTGGTGTAGATCCCATTTCCGAACTCTTGAGGATTGTTCCCGAGGAATCGAGTTCCACAACTCTGATCGGATATGCGGAGTCGTTTCTTCCTGCCGTTGCCTTCATTCCAAAGGCAACACCATAACCGTCTGTGGCATCGTGAATCATATCGAGTCCTCTGCCACCAATGGATATGGTATCAGTCCTTACTACCGTTACCGATGAGAAGTCATCATAAAGGGTATATGTGACCGTGTATGACTGCGTATCAAGAAGTATTGCTCCTGTGTAAAGAGAACCACCGCTTGTACTCACTATTCCTGTATATGAAGTGCCTGTTATGGTCACTCTGCAGTATGTCGGGATAGAAGTGCTTCCGACTTTACTTTGGACATAAACAGGAGTCAGTTTTGCGTGTGTTCCGTCATCAGCAGATTGCCCTGTATCATCACTTGTTGACCATCTGACAGATGATACCTTTGTAAATGATGGTGCCGTATATCCGACTGTTGTTATGCTGACAGAACTGCTCTGTCCTGTTGCTCCGTTGGACTCGACTGCGACTGCATAAACTGTGTGAGTTCCTGCCGATGTCAGTGCAGTAATTGTTCCTGTCGAAGATGTTCCGTTATAGACCTGTACTCCGTCAAGGTACAGTCTGTAGGAATCTATCGTGTTTCCTACCGTTCCGACTACTGCAGACATCGAGAATGTTATCTGCGTGATACCGCCTACAATTTGACCTTGGTAGTCATCTGTCAGCGTATAGTTAGGGTCTAAAGTGACTGTCGGACTTACGATTGTGATTGTGTCTGACCCATAGCACCTATACGAAGAATCCCAAGTGCCGTGGTTATAGTTGCCCGATACCGAGATAGATACCGCTCCGTTATTGACTACGCAGGAAGACAAGGGAACTGACCCTGCACGGAGTGCGACACCGACTTGGTAGTCTCTCCAATCAAGGTCACCGATGTAAACGGAGTTACCACCGATATTGACCGACAGTCCATATATAGAGTTTCGGACTACATTGCCTGTCTGTCCGTCAGACCTGCGAGATATTACCTGCCAATTAAAGACCCCTTCGGAGAAAGTAACTACTAAAGAGAAATACTGCGAAGGATCTGCAACTGCATTTGTTGTTACTGTTTTCGTCATCCTCTGTACCTCACCGTTAGTCTGTTATCGTTATCATCACCACTTGCAACTAGATCCCAATGGTCTCCAAGTTCCAACTTGTTGACTATGTGACCGTTTACTACGAAGAACTTATACACACCGTCAGAGTCCTGCCCGATGTATGCTTTTTCGTCACCACCTGCCACAAAGGCAAGTTTTGTCTCGGTCAGTCTTGCCATTGTTTCGGCAAGTTCGTCTCCGAGTTCAAGTCCTTCTGCCGTATAACGGATATATTTCTGCAGTTCTTCGGCATATCCTTCGACTGCAGAATCTGTGTACTGCGTTAACTCGATTCTGATACCTTCGACTGATTGAGTGATGGTAGAGCGAAGGTAGTTGTTTTCTTCTTCCCTCTTTGCGATCTCTCTTTGCATCGGAGTTCTGTAAGGATACTCGTGGTTGACCTCTTCCTCGTAAGGAGCAGAAATGTCATCCGCACACCTTGGGTCAAGTGTTATCCCCTCTTTAAAAATGACAGAGGTCAGTCCGTTGACTGTCACTCCGTCACCAAGTTGACAAGCAGGGTCTATGTTCGCTCCAAATGCTTCAAATGGTTGATAAATATATCCACCAAGCAGGTCAAGAAGATCGTCAGCAATCTCTTGCGTTCCCCAAGGACAAAAGACCTCAAGCGTTCTGCCTGTTCCGTTTGTTGAAGTATATCCTTCGCTCTTTTCGTCAGTTTTTATGTGGATTGTTGCAATCGGTTCAAACGCTTTGGATTTATGGAATCTTTCTGCAAGGACTCCGATCTGATGCGTATACGATGGGGCAACAAGTTGGACTAACTTCAGTTCTCCGCTCTCGTCCATAATCCAATTGCCACCGTACATTGCACCAATGTAGCAAAGCATCTCCTTCCCTGTAGTTCCATCTGTTCCTACTGTCGGTACAAATGAAATCGTTTTCGGGTCATTAGTAAGGAGAGTTATTGTGTCAGTATTTACATTTACTCCGATGTCGGTTGCGATCATCTGCACTACTGCCAAAGCAGTCTGTGGAGTCCACTCACCGCTTTCCATAAATGTGTATTCCGCTTTGAGCATTCCATCGAAACAGTTAAGCGTTAAAACACCGTCTTCGTTCTCTTTTCTTACATCGATGTAGTATTTACCCTTTGGATGCCAATCGCTTGTCAGAGAAGCGTTTTTGACCCTAAAAAACATATCCACAGAGGACATAGGAGGAATAGTCCCCTGTGGACGGACAGAAAGAGAGAGTCGCTTGCTGATTGCGTTGCCGATAGAGAATTTATCAAATAATGCTGAAGAGATTTTGGGAATGGACAATATTACGCTTTGACCATAGGTCACTCCGTTGATGACTGCTTTATATTCGACAATATATCGTCCACCAACGATTGACTGATATGTTGCATCTACTGTCTGCATTTTTACACCTCTGTGAAGGTTACCGATGACTGTTGGACCCAATGCCCATCAGATCTCTTGATAGCATCGGAGAGCGTTGTGTCAGAAACGGTCATTTCCTGCGTAACATCGGTACCTGTCTGAAAACAATAATATGTGACCGTAACAGGTTGGTCATCCCACTCTGCTTCCAAGGTCCTTGCTTCTTGCGGACTCATCGCCCTCAAGTTGACTTTAAGGACCCCTCTGTATCTTGAGAGGATATAGTGGTCAACCTTGTTGAGATCTGTATACTTTGAACCATATACAGGTTTTCTTGTGGTCTGCAGGTTATCAGAACCTGTCCTCACAAGATTTTTATATGAATTTCCGTTAATGGTAAAAGTTAAGTCTGTCATACTCCGTACATCCTTGCCCTGTTGTTGCTGTATTCGTATGCCGTTTCGCCTATTATTTGACCATCTAACACGCTTTGGACTACTATGTTGGCGTTGCCACCAAAACCGCTTCCAAGTGCTTCTTTTATGCCTTCTATGAGGTCATTTTTAAGACTCTGCGTGTTGGATGCATTGAGTATCATTTCACCTCTGTGCAGTTCTGCGACATATCCGTCATACGGAACATAATTGAGTCCCGATGCGTGGGAACCGTCTGTTTGCATCGAGTCGTTGCCCTTCTTCCAAAAAGTCAACTTATCCTTCAACCAATTTATCTTATCAGTCACCCATCCTGTGATAGATGCCCATACACCCTTTATTCCGTCCCAAAGTCCGTTAAGGATGTTCTTGCCGAGTTGAAGCATCGTTGGAACAAGGTTTTTAAGAAGCGTGATGATGCCATCAAAGAATCCTTTGAAGTCTCCGTTAAGAAGTGAGAAGAACCCCTTAATAAATGCCATCACTCCGTCCAAGATCGGTTTTAGATACGGCATTATCCAATCTAAAAACCTTGCCACGGTATCCTTGACTATCGGGATCATATCGATGACCCATTGAAGCACCTGCATTATGTATGGCATAAACTCTGCCATCAAAGAGTTCTTGAGTGCTCCCATCGATTCCTCGATCTTGGAGAACATATCACCCATTGCCGCACCTGCCGTGACAGAATCCTGCGACATAACAAGACCGAGGTCGTTTGCTTCCTGTCTCATCTCCGCAAGACCATCAGCTCCTGCTTCAAGCAATGGTTTCATTTGATATGCGACATTTTCGCCAAACATCTCAATAGCGGCATTTGTCCTTTGAGATGCATCTTCAATAGACATAATTTGTTGAAGTGCATCATCAAGGTTCAGATCTGTGCCTTCAAGTTGCTTTGCCGCCTTTTCCATCACGGACATCGAAACTCCCGAAAGGTTTGCCGCATAAGCAAGTTCTTGATAACTCTCTGCCGCTAAACCCATTCTGATAGATGCCTTATCTATGGCATCAAGTTCATCTGCCGTGCTTTTTGCCGCACCGACCATTGCCGTGCCTATTGCAGTTGCCGCACCGACTACTGCCGCACCCCATTTAGCGACTGTTTTGATACCGTTTGAGAGTTTTGCTCCGAGACCTTCTGCTTTTTCGCCTGTGCTCGATATTGACTTTTCTGCTTCAGAACTATCAACGAGGATACTTCCAAATAACTTGAATATTTCCATTAGAAAAGGTCTACTTTCTTGATTCCGTTTGAGAACTGTGTAATATATCCGTTGACCTCATCGAGAATCGCTTTTTTGCTCTTTTTCGGTCTCGGTGTCAATTGCCTTTTAAAGTCCTCAAAACTCATTTCATAGTCCGAATGACTATTTACCCAACGAGTGAATAAAAGTTCGTCATTTCGCCTTTTTTTGCCTTCTAACAAGGTAATACAGGCATCTTCCGTGGGAATGCTCATAAAGTAATCCCACGGATAACTGCCTGTGAGTGTCATTGCCTCTTCGAAAGTAACCCCGATAATACAGAAAAAAAATGCTTTAGATCGTTTTCCTTTCCAAGCATTTCTAAATTATCGGACAATTCTGCGAGGTCCATATTCGATATCTCTTCGGGAGACCTTTCCAAGGGTCCCGAAAGCAATTCATATATCAGATGTTCGCAGGAATTTTCCCCGAACACTTCCAAAACTGAAAGGAATCCGAGTATTCCCACAGAGGTTATATCCTCGTCTGATATTCCCTTGATAACAGGTACGAGTTTTTCTTTTAATCCCGACCTTTGGATTAGTCTCATCCCTAAAAAGACATCTGCTGTTTTTATTTTTCTCATCTTTTACTCCCTTCTGTTACTTAAGCAATAACAGGTGTATAAATTTCGACAGGCACATCATCAAGACTTGTGACATCGTAGTGTGCTGTCATAACGATCGGAACATTCCCTTCCTGCTTATCAGCGAATGTAAGATTCCATCCGTTGAGACAAAGAGCGTTTTTGAGAACTATCATAATCGGATCATCGGACCCTACTATCTTTCCAATCCAAGTTACATTGGACAGGTAGTCTGCATCCTCAAAATCATTCTTGAGTGTTATCTTTGTGTAATCGGCAGGAGTGGATGATGCTTCAGCAGTTGCCGCACCAAGTGCGAGTTTGATGGACTCTGCGTTTACTTCCTTAAGAGTGGAAGTGAGCGTTGCCGTCCAAGAGTCTATGACCTCAAATCCCTTGGTTGGTCCCTTTGCTCCATCAACTGCGATCCGTCTTACCTCGGGAACGAGAGCAAGAGTACCGCCACCCTCGGTAGCACCGAGAAGTTTTGCGGATGCTGTTGCAGGAGTGTCGGTAGCAGGATCATAGTTCTTATACAGAGCACCTGCATCAAGTTGAATGTTCTTTTTTGTGTTGGAAGTTAATCCTGTGAACATTTTAGTATTCTCCTATAAATTCTTTCAGAGTGAAGGTTATTCTTCTGTGGATAATCGACTTGTTGTCTTCGGGGATAATGTTTCTTGTAGACGGATATGTTGTGTATGCAATGTCTCCGCATACTGAATAGTGATTGAATAGATGCCATACTTCGTCTGCGAGGTTTTCTATCGCAGTCGTGTCTGTGCCAAATCCTACGATGTGGATCTCCAACTCGTGTTGGTTATAGAGTTCGTTATAGGTGACAGGTGTCAGAGAAAAGACTATATAAGGACCCTGTGCGTTGTCTTTTGCCCTTTGGTAATAGACCTGTTCACAGACTGTCTTTAATCTGCTCTGAACTGAAGTCCTTAACGCTATTGTCTCGCCCATTTGCTTACCACCAATCTCAATTCTCTACTTTTGTCATCGTAGTATTGGTCAATGACCTCGTATTCAATTCCGTCTATCTCAAGGTATAATTCATCGTTATAATCGAGTCTGTCTGCTAATTTGACAGTCTTGTCTGCACTTTTGCCCCTTGCTTCTGCTACCTGCTTATCGTGGTAGTTCGCAGAGACTATTTCACAGAAGACCGTTCTTTGCTGTGAGACCGTTTCAATCGGGTCCCCTGTTTCGCTGACATCGACTTCCTTAACGATCAGATCGCATATACTGTCATACATCTCCATAGTCCTCTCGATAAATATCACGGAGTGACATAGCATTGGTGTAATTCACATACATCTGTCCCCATTGACTTCCTTTGTTTTCGTAGTCTGTCATCCAATGCACATATAACTTGCAAGCTTGGATTATTTCAGTGTCTTCTGAAAGCACTTTGTCTTCGCTGATTCCAAGTTGAATGAGTTCGTTCTTGCAAGCGTCTATCATCTCTTGGTAGTCATTATCCACATTTGTATTTGTGACTCTTTGAGAGTCTTTCACACTATCAAGTAGTGACATTTTTTCTCCTTTCAAAAAAGGGCAGGGAGCGGTAGATGAGGACCGCTCCCTTTTTTATGAACATCGGAAACTACCGAATATCCCTAATTAAGCGATATATGCCGCCGCCTTGTTGTTGCGGAGTGTTCCCTGTGCTCTCATATAACCCGAGACAACAACCTTGTGATTCTTGACATCTTTGTCGCTCTCGATGATGACATCCTGTACTACATTGAGCACGAACCTCTTCGGATCAAGGATGGTTACGCTTGTTGCGGCATTATCAAGTTTGACTTCGCATCCGAGTGTCTGTCCGATATTGAACGGAGAACCGCTCTTGATTGCTCCTACGATGTTGTAGTAGGAAGTAGCAGGTGCGTAGATAACAGGTCTTGCGGCACCTGTTGCGAGTGCCATTGCCGCCTTGATATCATCAAAGAGGTCAGATGTTGCTGTAACTTTCTGTGCGGCAGTTGCATCTGCGAGTACCTGTGCGAAGACATCCTTTGCGAGTGCTTCGCCAAGTTCTGCGGAGATTTCTTCTGCAAGGTAGTCCTCAAGTGCTCCCTGTGACATTCTTGCTTCTGCGTAAGTGAGTTCTACATACTTCTCATAATCGTATCCATAGAGTACGACCTTGACGAAGGTGTTTGCTTCCTCTGCAGGAGTTGCGGCAGAATCGAGTTTCTTTGTGGTTCTTGCCGCAATAGCAGTATGCTTTGTAACTTCCATTGCGACTCCGCTTCTTACTACTGCGATGTCATCAAGGATTGGATGTGCTGTGTGAATATTGTCCCAAATCTTATCATCGAGTGTCTTTGGGATTGCTATAGCATCACCATCCCCAGGGGCTGTGCTATCTACTACGATTGCTCTCTGCTCTTCTGTTGCATAATCTCCGAGCATTGCGTAGAATGCTTCTCTGTACTCTTTTGTTTCGGGTCCGAAAACTTTTCTTTCTTCCATTTCAATGGTCTCCTTAACTATTGGTTCTGTGATTTCTTCTTCTGCAACGGCATCAAGTTCTTTCTTCCTTGTTTCTGCTGTTGCAATGATTTCTTTCTTCCTTGCTTCGAGTGCATCCAATTCAGCAGATAATGCTTCAAGGCCTGCCCCTTCTGCTTCAGGATCGATTTCGGAAAGTCTTGCTTCGACTTCTTCCATCGTCATCGTTTTGATTTCATCCATTTGGTCAAACCCCCTTTATGGACTGCAATCTTGCTTTAAGTTCTTCAATTTGTTCTTTTCTTCTTGCTTCGGCAATGTCTGCTTCCGCTTTAGACTTCTCTTCTTCCGCTCTACGCTTTGCATTCTCCAATGTGGATTCGGCACTCTCCAATGCTTCTTCCTTGCTTCGTGCGGATAAGGTTGTCTGTTCATACGCAGGGAAAGTGACCGCTGAAAGTTCAAATACACGACCAATTGACAATATGTGTCTTGTTGGGTGCTCACTCTCAAGGTCTTCCCATCTATCTTCATTCACGGTAAACATAAAGGACATTCCCGAGACATCTCCCCTGTCTGCCGCAGAATAAAGTGCTTGTGCTGTGCTGTTCCTTTCGGTATCAAGATCCGCTCTCATATCTAATCCTTCATCCACAACCGTCATCTGCATTGTGGAATGAGAATTGTTATTCCTTGACCTTGCCAAAGGAATCATACTTGTGTCGTGGTTTACAAGGAGTCTGACATCCTTAAGGTCAGTCTTATCTAAAGCACCTTTGTCTATGTACTCCGTAAACCATCCGTTATCGTAAGGTTGACCAAATACGATTGCTCGACCTTCGATAAAATGTCCGTGTTCTTCGTTTTCGTTTGCTCTTAAGTCAAAGTCAAACGCTCTGCATTCTTTTGTCATTCTTCTTCTCCTACTTTATCGGATGCGTTGTAATATTCGCCCCTTATGATGTAATCATCGCCACCTTCGATCGCTTCCATATTGAATATCTCTCTTGCTTCATTTCTTGAAAGGACCCCTCTGTCGAGAAGTTTTTCAGCGACTGCAAGTTTTTCAGAAGTGGATGCGTACTGAAGTCTGTTCGATGTAAACTGAACTGAATTGCCCCTTGTCTTCTGTTCTGCTGTGTAGAGCATATTTGAAAGCACAAGAGATAACTGAAGCGAAAATGGTTCCACCTTCGCTTCGTAGAATGCCGCCCATTCTTCGGGAGCAAAGTTGTTCTGCAGAATTTTCTCGTTTACTCCGAAATAATCGAATACATTGTTCTGAATCGTTTCTATTTGGTTAGGATCTACGATATATGGTTTTGAATCGACTGCCTTGACATCTGAATACTTCGCATCAAAAACAGCAACACCGCCATTATTCGAAATATCAAGGTTTGTTTTGACCCATCTCTTTCTTTCCGTTTCGATATCATCGGGTTTTAGCGTGGAACAGAGTTTTGCAAGGAATCGTATCGTTGCTCCTGCTTTGATGCCTTCTTTAATTCCCTGCTGTTGGACTGATAAAAGGTCAAGCGTTGGAGCAAGTGCTTCGTTAGATTCTCCGAAGAAGTCGTGCTTGTAGAAGAACTTTGTCATCACTCCTACATTCTCTCTTTCGATCGCACCTTTATTTCCGTTTGAGAATCTGAAGACAACATACTCTTTTCCGTCCCTTTCCCTTATCTCTGCTTGAGAAGGTTGAACAGGATAAAAACCGATTATCTTTTGGAAGTATTGGTCATAGATCGGAACGATAAACGCAGTATTTTCTGTCTCAACTATCGTTGCGATTTTATACAGGAATTTCGTTGTGTCCATATATGGATTCGGCTGAAATTCAAGTATGGTCTGAAGGTCCTTTCTTGCACCTTTAACTATCGGTTTTAGTTTTGAACAATGAGTGGCAATAGCGTGAATAGATGCCCTGCACAGCTCTGATTCATAAATGCCGCCCTTAAACGATCTGAAAACAGGTTGATATCCTGTCAATGTCTGAATGTATCCTGCAGTCGCATCGTTTACCGAGTGCCGAGGAAACAGCATTGAAAAAAGACTCATTCTTCTTTCTCCTTGTTTAAATTGATATATTCGTTCTGTTTATCCATTAGGACCTTATACGCATCGAGATATGCCGCAGTACCGTCAATCCTTTGTGTTCGGTCTGCTGACTTGACAGGTTGTATATTCCCATTGACATCGGTCTTGATACTTGTGTTTATCAAGCACCATTGGTCTATCGGGTTATCAAATACAACTCGCTTTGCCTGTAGGTCTGCTTTAGTGTTCTTCATCGGTTCGGACAATGTGATGACTCCTTGTCTTACAGGTATCATTGCATTTGCTCCGAACTCTGACTGAAATTCGTTCAATAGCGAATCGTCTATGTGCCAAGGGTCATACCCGATAAATAGCGGATATAGATCCTCGGTGTATTTAAGTTCACGAAACCAATCAAGGAATATGTGCTTGTCACATTTGTTCCCCTTGCAGGTCCTCATATACCCTTGATCTATCCAAAGTCTGTAGGGAGCAGAGTCCCTTCCTCTTCTGTTGCCGTTCTTCTCTTCGTCTTCTATGACCGATTCGGGAATCCAATACATCGACTTCCTGTAAATGTGCTCATCGTTAGGTCTCATACAAAGAACGGTTGCCGCATTAAGGTCTGTGGTATCTGCCGCATCGAATCCACCAATTCCATAGTCAAACTTATAGTCGCCTAAATCGACTTCGGGAGATACGGTGTCCTCATACCTTAACCAACTCGCTTCTGATGTCTGCTTTAAGTTAAAATCCTTGACCAATACTGTTGGTTTAAAAGCAGGGTCCTCTTTCGCCTTCTTCACACAGGACCTCAAGAACTCTAAACTTTTGATCGTGCCGAGTGCAGGATTTGCTTTAATCCAACAGTCTTCTTTGTCCCACTCATCGGGACTGTCGAGTTCGTAGATCATCGGCAAAAAATACTCATCAATGATTTTTCCATCGAGAACATTCGAAGCGTATTCATATTGAGCATCGAAGATGCCGTTTCTGACGAATCCGTTGGTTGTTATACAAAAAAGGAGTGGTTGCAATCTTGCCGCCATTCCTTGTTTGACTAAATCATATAGGTCTCGGTTTTTTATTGCCGCAAGTTCATCGATGACCGCACCGTGAACATCAAGTCCATCGAGTGTGTTTGTGTTGCTTGCGAGTGGTTTTATATAACCAAGATTCTTTTTGTAATAAAGGTCTGATGCTCTCTTTTTGATATACTTGCTCAAAAGAGGACTTTGTATCCTCATCTTGTCACAGGCATCAAATCCAAGTTTTGCTTGGTCTCTTGCCGTTGCGACATTATAGATCTGCGGAGACCCTTCGTTATCATTGACCAACAGATCTATTTCAACGGTAGAACATTCTGTGGTCTTTCCGTTCTTTCTGCCCTCTATGATAAGGACCTCGTTGAACTGTCTGACATTATCATCGTCCACAAAACCAAAGATCGCTTGCATCCTTGCTTTTTGGAATAACTGTAGTTTGATCGGTTGACCGATATTCCCCGATGGTTGCTTGCAAACGCTCTCAATGAATCTGATATGTCTGTTTGCGATCTCGCCATCAAAGTGATATTTGTTCGGAGAGTAATACTCCTCAAGAAGCATCTCCGATATCTTTTTCATTTTGTCGCAGGATACGATTTCGTTATTGAGGACCTTGGTGAAGTATTCCTCAAATTCCGTCATCCGAAGAACTCCTTTTCAACAGGGTCTATATCGTCAGTAACATCGGGTATCATATCCGACAGGGTTTTGATCGTAGTATTGTAGTTTTTGATGAGATTGTTATACGCATCAGTTTCAGCGGTCTTGTGAACTCCGAACTGATTCTTTCCGTTCTGATAAGGTTCTGTCCATCCTTTCTCTCGGATGATGCCCTGCAATCTATCTAATTCCTCTGCCATAAAAATCACTTTTTCTAGCAGATCTTCTGCGATTTCTCGTTTATTCTCGGGCAAACTTGCGATTGCTCGTTTGTTTGCCGCAAAACTTCTTTTTTTGTTTTTCATCTTTTGCTACCCCCTATCACACACCTCATCCGTAAAAATCATTC